CCTTGCGCCTTACCAGTGTCACCGATAACGGAGGCTCGCGCCTTGGCCAAGTCTAACACTAACGGAGAGGCTTTGGCCTTGGCTTGAAGCTTAATGTGTATATTCCGCATAACTTCTGTGCGTGTTAGCTGCTTGCGCTTGGCTGTTACTGTTACTTTCGTCATAAAGTGTTTGTCTTTCATATGGGCCGTAGTGCCCGTTTTTCCGTAGCGGTTATTCGCCACCCATTCTTAATGGATTATGTAGCACATTTATGTCAAGCCTATCTGTAACCTATTGATATATAACAGGAAAACAGGGGTGTGGGTGGATAACCTTCGGTTATCGCAGACCGTACCGCCCCCCGACCCCCCGATGGGGGCATTGGGACTCCACCGCTCCCTAGTATTACTATTTTGCACAGCCGATGAGGTCATTTTGAAAAACCCCCGGGGCTCGAAACCACAACAACACCCCCCACCCCCTATTTTGCTAGGCACCGGTTGCCCGGCATCAAATATACAAAGACCCCCCGTCACCTTTTCAAATCAACACCCCCCACCCCTATTTTTTAAAAAATCCTGCCACTTGACACACCCCTCCCACCCCTTGCATTCCCCAAACCCATGCCCTAACTAACGCACCCATGCCTTTCAAAGACCGTGATAAACAACGCGAAGCGTCTAGAAGGCATTACGCTAAACACCGTGAAGTCGTGGTAGCCAAGGCTAAGATACACTCTATCAATGCGCGAAACCGTATCCGTGCCTATATAAAGGCTCACCTGCTCCAAAACCCCTGCATAGACTGCAAGGAAACAGACACTATCGTGCTAGAGTTCGACCATATAGGCGAGGCGGGAACCAAAAACTTTAATATATCTGACGCTGTGCGCCGTGGGTTTAGCCTTAAGAAAGTCCAAGCGGAGATAGATAAGTGCGAAGTGCGCTGCGCCAACTGCCACCGGAAGAAAACATACGAGCGAGGCGGCTGGACCCACCACAACTAAACAAAAACAATGCCCTTTACATCGTTCCCCATACGCTGCTACACAACGCCCATCACAAACTTATCTCAGCCTCCTACAACCGGAGCTTACCCTACGTGCCTATTATAAAAGCCGAGCCGAGCACCGAACACCCAGTGCCGTTTGACCTGTCCGACGAGGACTTTGATAATTTTGCAGATAAACTAGCGTCCATAGGCAATACAGCTGAGCTGCTTGAGCAGCTAGGCGCTCCGGTAGAGTCTACTAAAGAGAACCTAGAAGAGGAAGCTGCCCTACTAGATGCAGCTATTGACGGGCAGAAGATTACACCACTTACGCAGAGCCTTCCAGCTGCCCTTGGCGCTGCGGCTTTCTTACGTGAATATGGTCAAGGTCGGGCGGTTGATGCAGAGCGGGTGCGCCTTGCGCTTACTAACAAGCTGCTAGAGATTGCTGACTGCGGGGACATTAAGTTTGAGCTAAAGGCTATTGAGCTGCTTGGTAAGCATAGCGACGTCGGACTATTCACCGAGCGTAGTGAGATAAACATAAACTACAATAACCCCGCAGAGCTCGAGAATGCTATTAAGGAGCGGGTAAAGCGGTTACTAAATGCAGACGTTATAGATATGAAGCCGCTGGGTATGGACCTCGACGAAGAGCTAGGTATCCACGACGCGGACTTTGAAGAGATACTAGCTGACGGTGAAGAAGGGGGCGATGAGTGACGGTAGCAAACGTCTCCCTTAAAGATATCCATAAGATACTCCCCCAACTAACGACGGCGGAGCAGGAGATACTTCTAGCCGAGCTTGACAAGTTAGAAAAGCTCAAGACGCGTGAGCTATCACGCAAGCGGTTCCTGAAGTTCGTTACCGAGGTGTGGCCGTCGTTTATTGCAGGGCGGCACCACGCCAAGATGGCAGATGCGTTCGAGCGCGTTGCACGCGGAGAGTTAAAGCGGCTCATCATAAACATGCCTCCAAGGCACACAAAGAGTGAGTTTGCCAGCTATCTGCTACCTGCATGGTTCCTTGGGCTCAACCCGGGTAAGAAGATAATCCAGTGCTCGCACACAGGCGAGCTGGCTGTAGGCTTCGGGCGTAAAGTACGTAACCTTGTAGATACAGAAGTGTATCACGAGACGTTTCCTGACCTCAAGCTAGCTGCGGACTCTAAGGCGGCTGGCCGGTGGAACACATCTAAGGGTGGAGACTACTTCGCTATCGGCGTGGGCGGTGCAGTTACAGGTAAAGGCGCTGATGTTCTCATAATTGATGACCCGCACTCTGAGCAGGAAGCGGCTTTGGCCGAAATTAACCCTGATATTTACGATAAAGCCTATGAGTGGTACACCTCAGGGCCGCGTCAGCGTCTCCAGCCGGGCGGTGCTATCGTCGTCGTGATGACACGATGGTCTAAAAGGGACTTGACTGGGCAGATACTAAAGGATGCGGCTGCTAATGGCAGCTTGGATGAGTGGGAAGTTATTGAGTTTCCTGCAATCTTGCCGTCCGGCAACCCGCTGTGGCCTGAGTTTTGGGATGTAGAAGAGCTTGAGAAGGTAAAGCGCGACGTCCCTAACTCCAAGTGGATGGCGCAGTACCAGCAGAACCCCGTTTCTGAGTCCGCGGCTATAGTTAAGCGTGAATGGTGGCAGGAATGGCCGTATGAAGACCCCCCTGAGTGTGATTTTATCCTACAATCGTGGGATACCGCGTTCGAAAAGACCAGCCGTGCCGATTATTCAGCATGTACGACGTGGGGAGTGTTCTACCAACCTGATGACGCAGGTATAACGCAGGCAAATATCATACTACTTAATGCTTTCCGGGACCGGATGGAGTTTCCAGAGCTTAAACGCGCAGCTGTAGAAGAGTATCGTGAGTGGCAACCCGATGGGGTAATCATAGAAAAGAAAGCCTCCGGTGCCCCGCTCATCTATGAGATGCGGGCTATGGGCATACCCGTGCAAGAATTTACACCGACGCGGGGTAACGATAAGATAAGCCGCCTTAACGGCGTAGCTGACATATTCGCCTCTGGTAGGGTCTGGGCACCAGCTACTCGCTGGGCTGAAGAAGTCATTGATGAAGTTGCAGATTTTCCTGCCGGACAGAACGACGACTATGTCGATACAGTCTCAATGGCAATGCACAGGTTTCGTCGTGGGGGCTACGTGACTACTAACCTAGACGAGCCCGAGGAAACTGTGTACTTTAAGTCAAATCGTAATCAGGGATATTACTAATGGCTAGAGAAAAAGAGGGGCTAGGCGCGTTATGGGAAACCTACGTCGGTAGCCCCCTAGACATAAACGTAATAGACCCCGTGCGTAAAGCTCTAGGTGTGTATGTACCTGAGTACAACCCTAATACGGAACTGCCTTCCGACTATATTAATCGCGGTGGAGATAAAGTACCCCTAGAGGGTATTAGGCGCTCTACCCTGCCTAAAACATTCCCGCAAAACCTGCCGTCCTACCGCGCAGATGAGCGCAGGGGTGGGCTTGAGACGCTACCGCAGGCTCGTTTTGATACTCGGTCGCCGCTTAAGTCTGATGTAAAATTCTGGCAGCGTGGTAATGCTGATGGTCAAGTATCAAATACCGATATCAAGCGTATGTACGCATTCGCAAGACTCTCAGGTGCTGCTAAACAGCTTGGACTACCTAGCGTAAACCCTCAACAGTTCGCAGGTATGGTACTTAAAGAAGGTCGCCCCGACGCTGGGTTTAACTCGTTCCTACCGCAAGCTAAAGTAGATTTAACTTTCCGGACAAAGCTAGACCAGTATAACATACCTGAATGGCAAAAAGACTATCTAGGTATGCTGAATTACGCTGACCGGATATCTAATAAGAAAGGCGTACCGTTCCAAGCGGTTTGGAACGGCCTTGGCCGGAGCTTAGACTCAGGCAAGACAGGTTTTGACTACGCTAAGGCTATTAAATCTCACGAGCAGGCGGCGCTGAGTCCTAAGAACAAAGCGTTTTTAGATTTTATAGGTCAGGCGTATAGGGACGGCGCTAAGTTTGGCCTACCCACAATGAAGAGTAAAGCGCGAGATACGGACCCTCACTATAAAAGTGACCCGGCATATAAATACCATACACCCGGCGGGCGCTTAAAACCCCACGGCATCAAGACGTTATTTAAGGCTAATGGCGGTAGCGTAATTGATGACGGCGACCCAGCAAAACGTAGGAGGCTAGTATAATGGTCAAGGCATTATTTCCAATCGGCAAAACTCAGTGGGCGAAATGGCGTCCTGAGCAACAGATTGCGTTCAATGAGACTCGCGCAGTAGGTATACCGTTTGCCGACGCTGTTGACTACGTCAACCGTCTACAGTTGGTTAAAGTAAATATCGCTCCCAAGAAGAAGAACGTCTTCGACAGGATTGAAGACGTAGCAGAAGCTGTAGCGCACGTAGCTGAAGTAGCAGCGATGGTATCACCTGCGGTATCACTAGCAAAGACTGTGATAAAAGCCAAAGCTAAAAAGAAAGCTAAGTAGTGGTAACGCAGGCATACCGAGGCAAGAATAAACTGGTAAAGCGGCTAGCGGCTCAAACTGGTAGTGAAGGTATGGCTATAGCTATACTTAAAAAACGTGGCCAGATGACTACAAAAGGTACGCTGACAGCTGCGGGTAAGAAACGCGATAGCATGACAGCAGCAAGCCGCGCTAAAGACAGAGCGTCCAAGTTATCCGGTAAGTCTGTAAAAAACTATACTTATAACCCACGTACCAACACGGCTACGTTAAAAGGGAAAAAATAAATGGCCGTTGATAAATCAGTTAACCAAGCTCCACTCGGACTAGACGCTACTGCTAATACAGGCGTCATGCCTGGGGTAAATGTACCTGAAGAAGACATTGAGGTCGAGATTGAAGACCCTGACGCCCTTGAGGTTGATATTGAGGACGACGATAGCGAAGAAGACGCCGAGTTTAACGACAACCTTGCTGAAGACCTTGATGAAGGCATGCTAGCTGAGCTAGCCGGCGACCTGCTGGGTGAGTTTGATGAAGATATTAGCAGCCGCAGGGATTGGATACAGACTTATGTAGACGGTCTAGAGTTGCTTGGGATGAAAGTAGAAGACCGTACGGAACCTTGGCCCGGCGCTTGTGGTGTACACCACCCCCTACTAGCTGAAGCAGTAGTTAAGTTCCAAGCAGAGACTATGAGCGAGACATTCCCAGCTCAAGGCCCAGTGCGCACGCGGGTTATCGGTAAAGAGACTAACGAGAAGCGCGATGCCGCTGCTCGCGTCCAAGATGACATGAATTACCAACTAACTGACGTCATGGTTGAGTACCGCCCAGAGCATGAACGTATGCTGTGGGGCTTGGGCCTTGCGGGTAACGCGTTTAAGAAGGTGTACTTCGACCCTGCACTTGACCGTCAGGTCGCTATGTACGTCCCTGCCGAGGATGTAGTTGTGCCTTATGGCGCGTCCAGCTTGGAAGTCGCTGAGCGCGTCACCCATGTAATGCGGAAGACCCCGAACGAGCTTAATAGGCTGCAAGCGTCGGGCTTTTACCGTGATGTAGACCTACCTGAGCCATCTAATACTATGGACGAGGTAGAGCAGAAGATAGCAGAACAGCTCGGGTTTAGGGCGGAAACCGATGACCGGTATAAACTACTTGAGATGCACGTCGATATTGTCATTGAAGACGATAAGTACCGTGATGAGGAGGATGCAGATATTGCGCTTCCTTATGTCATTACTATTGATAAAGCGACCGAAACGGTCCTTTCTATTCGCCGTAACTGGAACCCAGATGATAAGAAAAAGCTTAAGCGCAATCACTTCGTACACTACTCGTATGTTCCGGGTTTTGGTTTCTACGCTTTTGGCCTTATCCACCTTATTGGTGCTTTTGCTAAGTCTGGCACCAGCCTTATTCGTCAGCTCGTCGATGCTGGTACTCTATCTAATCTACCGGGTGGATTTAAAACTAAAGGCTTGCGCGTCAAAGGCGACGACACTCCCATAAGCCCTGCCGAGTGGCGAGATGTCGATGTAGCGTCGGGTACAATGCGCGACAACATCATGCCGTTGCCTTACAAAGAGCCTTCACAGGTCCTGTATTCGCTTCTGGGTACCATTGTAGATGAAGGCCGTAGGTTTGCCGGTATGGCAGACATGAAGGTCTCGGATATGTCTGGGCAGGCTCCTGTAGGCACCACGCTAGCTATTCTTGAGCGCACACTTAAGATGATGAGTGCCGTACAGGCACGCGTCCATTACGCAATGAAGCGGGAGTTCCAACTCCTTAAAGGCATTATCCGCGACTACACGCCAGACTCGTACGACTATGAACCCGGAGAAGGTAGCCGCAAGGCTAAGCAATCCGACTACGATATGGTCGAGGTTATTCCTGTATCGGACCCTAACGCTGCCACAATGGCGCAGAAGATTGTTCAGTATCAGGCTGTTATCCAGTTGGCACAGGGCGCGCCGCAAATCTACGACCTGCCCTACCTTCACCGTCAGATGCTTGAGGTGCTAGGTATCAAGAACGCGCAGAAGCTCGTACCGCTAAAAGACGGTGACGACATGAAGCCGCGTGACCCTGTGTCTGAGAATATGGATGTGCTCAATGGTAAGCCACTGAAGGCGTTTATCTACCAAGACCACGAGGCGCATATAACAGTGCATACCTCTGCTATGCAAGACCCCAAGATTATGCAGCTTATGGGGCAGAACCCCAATGCACAGTCTATGATGGGTGCAATGCAGGCGCATATAGCAGAACATCTTGCCTTCGAATATCGTAAGCAGGTTGAAGAGCAGGCAGGCGTACCGCTGCCAGCACCAGATGCAGAGATGGACCAAGATACTGAACTCGCAGTATCCCGCCTCGCAGCACAAGCCGCCACTCAGTTGCTCCAGAAGAACCAAGCTGAAGCAGCGCAGCAGCAGGCACAACAGACCGCTCAAGACCCCATCGTGCAGATGCAGATGCAAGAGCTTGAGATTAAGAAGGGCGAACTCGAGCTCAAGAAGCAGAAGATGCAGATTGATGCCGCAGAGAAGAATGACCGTCTAGAGCTTGAGATGGCACGTATCGAGTCTCAAGAAGAGATTGCCGGAATGCAGATTGGAGCCAAGATGGCTACCTCTCAGGCAAATCTATCTTCCAAAGAACAAGAAGCGGGACTTCGTATGGGTGTAGAAATAGCCCGCGAAGCCGCGCAGACTGTGCAACCCGGCCCAGCCGGACAACCCGTTCCTGAAGAAATAATGCCTAAGGAGGAATAATGGATGAGTTACTAACGTACCTAGCGTCAAAGGTACAAGAAGAAATCAAAGTGATGAGCGATGATTTAGCCCGTGGGACCGCTAAGGACCACGGGGACTATAAATACGCCTGCGGGATTATCCGCGGACTTATGATGACAAACGGCTTTATTGCGGAAGCCGCACAAAGGATGGAACAAGACGATGACTAAAGAGGACAATACTCTTCCGAATACTCCAGAACTATTTCTGGCTTCGGACGTAAGCAACATCGAGGACGCAACAGTCCTACCCGACACAGACGAGAAGAAAGCTAGGCAGCTTCCAGAACCATCTGGGTATCGTATCCTGTGTGCACTTCCTGAAATTGAAAACAAAACTGCGGGTGGCATATTTAAGTCCGACACAACCATGCAGTATGAAGAGCTTACTACCCCTGTACTTATGGTGGTGAAGATAGGCCCTGACGCTTTCAAGGACGAGAAGCGCTTCCCGTCTGGCCCTTGGTGCCAAGAGGGTGACTTTATCCTTACACGGCCAATGGCCGGTAGCCGGGTAAAAATCCACGGACGTGAATTTCGCATAATTAACGACGACAGTGTTGAAGGTGTAGTCGAAGACCCCCGGGGCATTTCCCGCGCCTAACGGACGTAACCCGTACAAAGGAGAATAACTATGAATAGCGAGAACGATGATTTCACGTTTGAAATCGAAGACGAAACACCCGTTTCCGAAGTTGAAGGCTCTACGCCTGAAATTGAAATAGAAGATGATACCCCCGAAGCAGACCGTGGCCGCGAGCCTATGCCAAAAGAATTGGTAGAAGAACTCGAAGCTGACGAGCTTGGGGAGTATTCAGAGAAAGTAAAGACACGCCTTAAGCAGATGAAGAAAGTCTGGCACGATGAACGCCGCGAAAAGGAGCGTGAAAATCGTGAGAAAACGGAGGCTCTTTCCGCTGCCCAACGTCTACTAGAAGAAAACCGCAGGTTAAAAAGTACTCTAGCCCAAGGCGAACAGTCTTTACTTGGTAGCTACAAGCAGACGATTGAGTATGAAGCAGCGGCGGCTAAGCGTGAGTTTAAAGAAGCCTATGAGTCTGGAGATGCAGACCGCCTTGCGGATGCCCAAGAGAAGCTTGGTGAAGTAAATTACCGTGCGCAGCAAATAAATAATTATCGTCCTACTATACAGGAAGAAGAATTTGCTGTAGAAACACCGCAGCAGCAAGTGCAGACTCCGCAGCTGGACCAGAAAACTATGGCGTGGCAAGAGCGCAATACGTGGTACGGTACAGACCCAGAGATGACTGCGCTAGCTCTCGGGCTTCATCAGAAGCTTATGAATGAACGTGGCTCGCAATACGCAGGCACCGACGAATATTGGGGCGTTGTAGACAAAACTATGCGCCGTCGCTTCTCCGATTACTTCGGAGATGAAGTGGAAACTGGTGAACCCAAGCCCACTACACGTGAAAGGGCGTCTTCGGTAGTCGCTCCAGCTTCCCGTACACGGTCCCCCAAAAAGGTCGTGCTAAGGCAGTCTCAATTGGTAATTGCTAAAAAACTGGGTTTAACCCCCGAGCAGTACGCCCGTGAACTTATGAAGATGGAGAATTAAGATGACTGATATTATTGACGCCCTCGAAGGGAAAACGACCTCAGTTCGTGAACCCCGTGAAACTCGTGTAGAAGCCGAACGTCCGAAAGTGTGGCAACCTGCCTCATCACTGCCGGAGCCAGATAAACAACCGGGATATGTGTACCGCTGGGTACGTGTAAGCTCTATGGGGGTCAATGACGCCCGCAACATCTCGTCCAAACAACGGGAAGGTTGGGAGCCAGTTAGCATCAAGGAACAACCGAAGTTCCAAATGATGATAGACCCGGATAGCCGCTTCAAAGACAACATCGAGGTCGCAGGACTGTTGTTGTGCAAGGCACCCACTGAAATGATGCAGCAGCGTAAGGAATACTTCGCTAGTAAAAATCAAGCTCAGATGGAGTCGGTAGACAATAACTTCATGCGCGAAAACGACGCTCGTATGCCCCTCTTTAGGGAGAAACGGTCCACGACGTCATTTGGTAAAGGTAAATAGCTAAAGGAGCTATAAAATGGCATACCCATCTGTAACCAGCCCTTACGGGCTTATTCCGCAGAACCTGATTGGTGGTCAAGTATTCGCAGGCTCCACCCGTCAAATCCCAATTGCTGCAAGCTACGACACTTCGATTTTCTTCGGAGATGTTGTTAAGTTGGCAGACACTGGTACTGCGGTAAAAGACACCGGCACAGCAACTGCTACGCCTGTTGGTGTGTTTCTAGGCTGCTCGTTCACCGACCCGGTGTTCGGTAAGTCCTTTCGTCAGTCGTACCCGGCGAATACTACAGCTACTGACATTGTAGCCTATGTATCCGATGACCCAGACACGCTGTATAAAGTTGCAGTAGTCTCAGGTACTACTGTTATTGGTAGCGTGGGCCGCACGGCTGTTGGTAACAACACCTCGCTGGTCCAGAATGCTGGTAATACTGCTAATGGCAACTCACGTGTTGCTGTAAGTGCCACTACGGCAACTACAGACACGCTTCCGGTCCGCATTATTGATGTCGTACCTGAAACCTCACCTGTTGGTAACCCTGCTGCTTTCACAGAGGTTATTGTCAAGTGGAACGCTGGTATGCACCAGTATAACAACGCAACTGGCGTATAAGGAGACTGACTAATGGCAATTTCACGCGCACAACTTCTCAAGGAACTGCTGCCGGGCCTGAACGCTTTGTTCGGTCTTGAGTATGCTCGTTACGGCGAAGAGCACAAGGAAATCTACGACACTGAAACTTCCGAACGTTCGTTCGAAGAAGAAACAAAACTGTCTGGTTTCTCGGCTGCTCCAGTCAAGAACGAAGGTTCGGCCATCGCATACGACAACGGCCAAGAAGTCTTCACAGCTCGCTACAACCACGAAACGATTGCCCTAGGGTTCTCGCTGACTGAAGAAGCGATTGAAGATAACTTGTACGACTCTTTGTCGTCGCGTTACACGAAGGCATTGGCTCGCGCCATGTCGTACACCAAGCAGACTAAGGCTTCCGCAGTCTTGAACAACGGCTTTGACACCGATTATACCGGTGGTGATGGCCAACCATTGTTCTCGGCTTCGCATCCATTGGTTTCTGGTGGCGTCAACGCAAACGTCCCAAGCACTCCTGCTGATTTGAACGAAACGTCGCTTGAAGCGGCTGTAATTCAGATTGCAGCGTGGACGGATGAACGTGGCCTGCTCATCGCGGCAAAACCGCGTAAGCTCATCGTGCCGCCAAGCCTGATGTTTGTTGCTACTCGTTTGCTTGAAACAGAACTGCAAACAAACACGGCTGACAACAACATCAACGCTCTGAAGTCTAACGGTTCTATCCCTGAAGGATACTCCGTAAACCACTTCTTGACCGACACTGATGCATGGTTCTTAACCACTGACGTGCCAAACGGTCTGAAGCACTTTGTACGTACGCCAATGGCGACTGGCATGGATGGAGATTTTGATACCGGAAATGTTCGTTACAAGGCCCGCGAGCGTTATTCGTTCGGTTGGTCAGACCCATTGGGTATGTTCGGCAGCGAAGGCGCAGCTTAAAAAACTCCTAGGCCTAGCCTAAGGGAACGGGGGGAAGGGAAGAGTGAAATACCTCTTCCCTTCTTTTTTGTTGTCTGCTACACCTACGCTACTAGGGGATTACTCATATCGACCGACCCAGCGGACTTAGTAGAGACGATATGAGATATGTGCTACTACACGGAGATAATTTGATGGCTAATACTACTTTTTCTGGACCAGTAACTTCGCAAAACGGCTTTATCGGTGCAGTTTCGGGTCTCGTAACCCTCCCAACTTATACTGTTGCAAGCGTGCCCGCCGCAGCCGCTAACACCGCTGCCCTTATATACGTATCGGACGGTGCCGCAGGTGCTGCTGTTGTTGCTTTCTCGGACGACAGACACTGGCTCCGCGTAGACACGCTTACTGTTATCAGTGCAGCTTAATCGGTACTAACCTCTAAGAAGGAGAACACCGATGGCTATGCAAAGTGACGTCAAGGTAACTAAACCTCTGGCTGCTACAGGCGTATTCAAAACCCAATCTAATGCAGACATAGGGTTTCGGGCTCGTGTGAAGGGTATCTATATCCAGAACGGCGCTACTGCTGGTTCGGTTGTTGTAGCGGATGGGCAGGGCGGAAGCGTGCTGTTCACCATCAACACACCTGCTGCGGCTGACGCCGGGGATTTATACATCCCAGTCCCTGACCAAGGCATCCTTGCTGAGATTGGTCTATACGGCACGGTTACTAACACCGCGTCTATTACTATTTTCTACGGATAAGGATAACTTCAATGGGTATTTTGGAAAAACTCGGGAAAAGCGGTATGTTCGGTCTAGCCGGACTCGCGGCAACTAATAAAGATGTAACTAATAAAATTGCCCGGAACGGTGGTTTAGGTCTTTCTGGCATGCTTATGGCCAAAAAGAAGCGCGATGCACAGCCCGGTCGTCCTATGATGGCTGAAGAAGCCCGCGCTAGGGCGCAGATGATGCGCCGCCCAATGGTAGACGGAGTTATGATGGACGAAGGAGCCCCAGCGGGTAGCGCTGCGGGCAACCCCACATTTCGCGGCGAAAATACCAAAGAGTTCAAGAAGGGCGGTAAGGTTAAGAAAAAAATGGCCGCAGGTGGTTCCACTGCTTCTAAGCGCGCTGATGGCTGTGCTACTCAAGGCCGCACTAAGGGGCGGTTTGTGTAGTGCCCAAGACACCTGCTTGGACACGTAAAGAAGGTAAGGCTGCAAAGGGCGGCTTGAACGCCAAAGGCCGTGCGTCCTACAACAAAGCCAACCCAGGGAAGCCGGGGCTTAAAGCCCCCCAACCTGAAGGTGGTCCGCGTAAGAAGTCGTTCTGCGCCCGTATGTCAGGTATGAAGAAAAAACTCACAAGTAAGAAAACCGCTAACGACCCTAACAGTCGTATAAACAAAAGTCTAAAAGCATGGGATTGTTAGATGGAAATGACAATATGGAACATCATCTTGTCGGCGGTGGTAGGCATTATGGCCTTCTTATTCAAAGGCAAGTTCGACCAACTGGACGGTATTAGCGTCTTACTTAATAAGACCCGTGAAGAAGTTGCACGAAACCATGTTACACGCGACGAGATGAATACAGTCATAGATAAGTTGGGCGACCGATTTGACCGGGCCGTCGAGCGCCTAGAGCATAAGCTCGATGGTATGAGGAAGGAATAGCAATGGCACGCAAGAAACTTAAGTTTGCTGCTGGTGGCGCTCAAGGTAAGTACGACCGCCGCATGGCTGACATCGAGAAAGATTTCAAAAAAGACTCGGCTGGTAAGACTGGCCGTGCCGCCGAAGTACTTGCTGCTAAGCGGGACCAACGCAAAGCTGATGCAGAAGATGACCGTGCTAAGCGCACTGGTGCTGACCGCACTGCTACACGCGCAGCAGAGACAGCCTCGGAACGCAACCTAAGCCAGACACGTAAATATGGTGCGGCTAAGTCCGTTACCGCAGACACTGCTGGCTCTACAGGTAAAGCCACAGATACTCTGTCTACACTAACCGCACCTAAGTCGGGTAGTAGCAGCAAACCATCTAACTTTCGTGAGGCGTTCAAGGACGCCCGGTCACGCTTAGGCGCTGGCAAAACTTTCACGTTTGGTGGTAAGAGCTACACGACTAATACTGCGGGTGAAGGTAAGAATACTACACCCTCAAGCCGTACAGGAGCTGGTACAGGAGCTGGTGCAGCAGCTGCAAACGCGGTAAATCCGCGTAGCGGTATGTCGATGCAAGCCCTAGAAGCCAGCGTGAAAAAAGAAAATATAGG